TACGGACGCTGCTACGGAGCTTATGTGTAGCGATACTGCTATTACTGAGTTACAATCTGGGGTATGCACAGGAACAAGTACCCCTTGATGACGGCATAACTAACAATAACACTACTACGACAGACAACGGCAACGACATAGAAGGTGACTTCTCTAACAACTACGAAGATTCTACTGTAGATTCTAACAATCAGAGTCAAGTCACAAACTACAACGGAGCAGGATCTTCACCAGGCAGCAGCCCTGTAATGTCCAGCATAGCTCCGACAGTAATGGGTGGGGGAGGTAACGACTCTTGCTTGATTCCTACGACAAAGGGGTTACAATTAAACATAATTGGCCTAAGCTCTGGGGATATGATGCAAGACCCTAATTGTAATCGCAGGAAGAATGCTAGATTACTGGGGTTGCCTCAACAGGTTGGAGGGCTAGGATTACAGGTGTCTGCCATCTCAGTGATGTGCCAAGATGCCACAGTGTTTAGGAGTATGATGTTAGCAAATACTCCATGTCCAATAAATGACACACGTACTGGTAAGTTATTGATGGGCAAAAACGCTATTGATAAGTACAGGCAAAACCCTGCCATGTTTGTAGTAGGGTATTCAGAGGATAAAGAATTTTGGGATGCTCTATTACGAGTTGGAGAGGAATACAAAGATGAAGAGATCGTTTTGGAAGATACTACTCCTAAGTTATCCATTAGTGATAGGTTCAGGAGCAGCAAACGCAGACGTGACGGACCCAGCGCTAACAATGACAGGGCAGGAGAAGATTGATGCATTAATAACTTCTCTAGGTGCTATCAAGAATAGGGTGACGGACGCAGGTACAATGACAGTAGGTGCTGTGGGTTATGCATCACTGGGTGGTACTATAGTAGATGATGCATTTGATGATGGTATTATTACTCAGACAGAGTTAGATGACTACCTAGCTGCACACGCTCTTGTAATAGGACACGACTACGAGACAGCTACTACAGCACAGCAGTTGTTCACACAAGAATACCAAGCTTCTATGAATGACTTGGATGCAGCAATAGACTTACTAGCAGATGCTTCTGCAGAGATACTAACAGCTACTGGTATTATGGAGACTGCTGCAACAGCAGACACATCACCAGAGCAGACTGCATTGCAAGGCATGATGGGTACAGATGAGTATAGCATAGACCAAGCAGAAGTAGATGCGTACAACCAAGCTGTAGCACAAGTAGAAAGCTACGCACAACAAGCTGGTGCTTTCATGGCTGCAGCTAATAATACAGAACTAACAGCAAGCATAGACAGCTACGCTACACAGAATAACTTTGTAGTTGGTAACTATACAGCCATCACATACACACAGAATGTAGATGAATTTGTAATTAACTGGGATGATGATGGCTTCGGCTCTGGTTGGCAAGGCTACCTATCAGAAGATATGGTGTCTGCCTCCGAGCTATTCTCTGCTGGCACATATATAGAAACGTATGGATCTATGCCACAGCCTGTAAATTAATGGCTATGGAGTTTAGCATAGGAGGCTTTAATGTCAAAGGCTGGATGGTTGCGGTGGCTCTGCCAGTTCTCTCTACAGTTTCTGGTGGTGTATACTTTGGTTATGATACTCTCAACAGGTTTTACGGTGTAGAGGGTGGCGTTGGTGAAGCACTAGGTAATACCAGCGCAAACGCAAAGCAAATTGCAGAACTACAAAAAAGCTTAACTAAGTTAAATAACGACACAGCAAGAGAACGAACAGCTAATAAAACATTTGCATCAAACCAGCTAACAACAGCAAGCCAGGCAATAAGAAAAGAATTACAAGAAGTCGAAACAAACCTAAGTGATGATAGTGTTGCAAAAATGCAACAGTTAACTCAGAAGCTAAACGAATTAGAATCTACAGCAACAAGTAGAATACAAACAGTAGAGCAAGCTATAGTAGATAATGATGTCAGAGGATTAAACTCTAAGCTTGCACAACTAGCTACAAACATGCAGCAGATACTAGAGCAACAGAAAGTTTTACTTGACTTACGCTCTCAAGTAGATAAAGCTACTACTATTACAGATGGCATAGGTGACAAGCTAGATGTTATTCAAACGGAGATAGATGACATCTGGAAAGCTTATGATGAAATGGCAAGTAACCCACTATAGAGGATAGACATGGCTACTCCACGTAAAGGCAAAATGTTTGCCAAGACAACTACCAACCCTAAGACAGGGCGTAAGGTAAAGGTAAGCTACGGTCAGGCAGGTAAAGCCAAGGACGGTGGCAAACGTATACGTCCAGGTACAGGTAAAGGTGATTCGTATTGTGCAAGAAGTGCTGGGCAGATGAAGAAACATCCAAAGGCAGCAGCTAATCCAAACAGCCCACTACGTCTATCTCGTAAGAAGTGGAAGTGTGCTGGTACAAAATCTAAGAGGACATAATGGCTAAAGCTCAAAAGCATTACTTCAAAGACGGCACTGAACATAAAGGTGGTACACACAAGATGCCAAATGGACAGTTGCATTCTGGTGCAACACATGGTAAGAATAGCAAACAAGTTGTTCACTTTAAAGACCTGAGTGCAACAGCAAAGAAGAAAGCTAAGAAGTAATGGCGAACAAACCTAAGAACGCAGCTTTGTATTCTAGAGTAAAGACAGAAGCTAAGAAGAAGTTTAAGTGGCCCAGCGCATATGGAAGTGCTTGGTTAGTTAAGACCTACAAAAAGCGTGGGGGTACTTACAGTAAAGGAGGATCAGTTGCACAAGTCAAGACACGTACTACAAAGTCGTAGATCCTTTGGTGAAGGTGGACTAACTCAATGGTTTAAGGAAGACTGGCGTGACGTAAAGACAGGCAAGGAGTGTGGAAGAAAAAGTGTTAAGGACAGCAGTAGACCATACCCAGCTTGTAGACCAGCAAAGGTAGCAGGTAGAATAAGTAAAGCAGAAGCATCAAAGAAAACAGGGCCAAAGAAAGTTAAATGGTCAGTAACAGCATCAGGGAGAAAACGAACATGAAGAAAATGAATGACGGTATGAAAGCACTAAAGAAAGAAGCACCAGCCGTAGCTAAGAAGATGGGCTACATGTATGGTGGCATGGCTAAGAAAAAGATGGGCATGATGAATGGCGGTATGGCTAAGAAGATGGGCTACGCTAAAGGTGCAATGATGTGTGGAGCATCTAACCCTGCTGAACGTCCAATGAAAAAGGGTAAGTAATGAAGTATTACGAAAAGTATAAAGATGCTTTAGAGAAGTATGGCTATACTGTTGATGCGGAAGGTTCTGTACGAGATGGTATGGGTAACCAAGCAGCAGCAGAGGATCGCTTTGGTAATGTACATTGCAGTGATCCTAATGTAATAGACATATGTAGGGATGCATCTGTAGAAAACATACCACCCAAAAGAGCTAGGAATGAGAAAGGACATCTAATGGCAGATGATCCTTCTACTCCAGAGAATGAAGCTTGGGAAGGTGGCGTAGCTCCTAAGAAGAAGAAAGCAAAAAAGTCATAGCGGCTATTCCAACTTAGCACTACTACAACTTTGACATTTGTGTATAACTACCCTTGTACAAACAAGGAGAAAGTACATGAAACAATTACTAAAAAAAATGTGGGATAACCACGTAATCCGACAACAAAAACGTGCAGACTTTAGAATGCTACACATGTTGGATGATAGACAACTAAATGATCTAGGCATAGGCAGATCACAAATAAGGAACGCAATTTATGGCAAGGACATTAACTGAAAGACAACAAAGGTTCTTGGATGTATTATTTGATGATGCTGGAGGTGACGTTGTAGCTGCTAAGAAGTTAGCTGGCTATGGTGACAACTCCAGTACAACTTCTATAGTGGAGGCACTTAAAGATGAAATCGCTGAAAAAACTAGGACTTACTTTGCTAGGACTGCCCCGAAAGCTGCTTTCGCTCTTATGGGCGCTTTGCAAGATCCCACTCAGTTGGGTATCAAAGAAAAAATGATAGCTGCCAAGGATGTGCTTGACAGAGCAGGTCTTGGTAAAGTAGACAAAGTAGATGTCACCAGTGGAGGTGGCATTTTTTATTTACCACCTAAAGAAGGTACAAACGAATAATACCACAAAGAGAATTGGGCTTCTGGCAGTTACCTCTGCCACCCAAAGGACACAACAAAGAATGGCACGTAATAGCTAGGACTACTGTAAAGGTTCCGTTTGGCTATGAGTTGCATCCAGATAATGATAGGCTACTTGTTCCAGTAGAACACGAGTTAGATGCATTAGAGCTTGCAAAACAACACCTCAAGCAGTATAGTTACAGAGCAGTAGCTCAGTGGTTGAGCAAAGAAACAGACCGTTACATATCACACATGGGTCTAAAGAAGAGAATAGAAGTTGAGCAAAAACGTAGAAAAGCATCTGCAATTAAACGTAAGCTTGCCAAGTGGCTCCAAGAGACGCTCTCGCAAATCGAGAAGCTCGAAACACAAGGGGTCGGAGCATACTCAGAAGCCAGCGGAGATAGACGCCCCCCAAACTGAACCTATCCCAGCGCAGGTAGTAGCACCTGAGTATGACGTAGATGAAGCACAGGAAGTTGTCTTT